CTATTTGTTTTATACCTGTGACATCTGGAAAGTTAGGACGAGTCCACTCTGGTTTATTATCTTTCTTTAATAAATCCATTTGCTGTTCAAATATCATCTTAGTATTTCCTCATACTCATAAGGGGAAGTAGAAGGAACAATATATAAATTTTCCTTTGCTCTTGTCATTGCAACGTAGAATACTCTTCTCTCTTCGTCTCTATTCGCCCACATGTTATCATTAATTCTTTTCGAAATATCTGAGAAAACCACAACGTTTTGGCTTTCCCCTCCCTTTGCTCCATGAATTGTAGATAATTTTATATTTACTTTCTCATCAAGATCATGACCACTATTTAAAATTTGTTTGATATATATTCTATCGTATTCTTTTACTCGGCTTAGTGCTAACTCCCAGGGAGCATTTATAGAAACGTTCAAACCCCACTCCTTGGATAAAGTTTCATAAGAAAATTTACTCTCTTGATCTGCACCTAGTAATCCTTTCTTACCACGAGACACTCCTTCAGGCCCTAGTGAAATGTATTGATACATTATCTTAA